ATGAACCACGCGGTGATTTAATTGAATTCTATGCCGATGACATGCTTTATTACTCAGCAGATAATAACCAAGGTTATGAAGGAACGTTAAATATTGCACTCCTTCCGGAGCAATTTGCAATTGATGCATTAGGTGAACAATTAGATGAGACAGATGGTGTATTAAATGAGTTAGCTGATGCAAAAGGGAAACCATTCGCACTGTTATTTGAGTTTGATGGTGATGTGAAAGCAACCCGTCATGTTATGTATAACTGTTCAGCGAGTCGCCCTAATATTTCATCAAAATCAAAAACGAATTCAGCTGAACCGAATACAAACGAGCTTAAATTCGTTGCAAGCCCAATTATTCTAGCAACTGGTGGTAGACCAATGGTTAAGACAAAGACAACTTCTAAAACTACATCGGAAATTCATGATAATTGGTATAAAAAGGTTTATGTGAAAACACCAACAGCACCAAAAGGAGCGTAATTAGATGGAAAAAACAATTGTAATAGATGGTAAGCAAGTTCGACTGAAAAGTACAGCAGCAACTGTTAAGCGTTATAAAGCGCAATTTAGACGTGATTTGTTTGCTGATATGATGGCTTTAGGAGCTATTGGTACGTTTACACCACAAGATGGTTCTCAGCCTTCTATTGACCTCTCAAATGTAGATTTAAAGAAAATAGATTTTGAAGTTATTTATGATTTAGTTTGGTTATATGCTAAAACCGCTGATCCGAATCTTCCGGATCCAATTACATGGTTAGACGGATTTGAAGAGTTTCCCATTTATGAAATCATTCCAGAGATTAACGATATGATTCAAAGTACAATGGGAGCAAAAAAAAACTAAAGAAAAGTAATGGAGAGCAAGGGACTTTCAGTGACGGAGAATTCACCACTGATTTGTTCCTTGCTCTTTGTTATAAAGCGAAATTAACGAGTTGGGATTTAGAGGTAATGACCATCGGTGATTGCTTTGATTACATTGCTGAATTTGCTGAAATGGAGAATCCAGACAAAGAAAAAACTCGTAAAGCAAATCAAAAAGACTTCGATTCATTCTAAATGGACATCTTTATTTATTAGAGATGTATTCTTTTAAAATGGTTTCAATTAAGTTATTCAAGCTTCTATTTTGTTCTTTCGCTTCTTGTTCAAGTTTTTCTTCTAGATTCTTTTCAATTGTAAAAACGTATCTTGTTTCACTTGCGGATATTTCACCCACATTAATTACCTCAATATAATTGTATATTGATATCAACTTGATACAATATTATTAGGGAGTGATAATATGAATAAACAAGGGGTTATTTATAAGATTGAGAATTCAGTTAACGGAAAAGTTTATATCGGTCAAACTAGAGTTGGATATGAAAAGAGGATAAACGAACATCTATATGGATTAGAAAGAAATAAACACAAAAATGACCACCTGCAAAGAGCGTGGAATAAATATGGAAAAGAATACTTTGATTTTTCGATTGTGGAAAAATGTGAAATTTATGATTTAGACGAATTAGAAGTTAAATGGATTGCTCATTATAAAAATATATTAGGTGTATACAATTGCGAAAGCGGAGGAAATAAAAATAAAGTTCCTTCTGAATATTCATTAAAAAAAATGTCAACAGCTTCAAGGGAAAAATGGAATGACCCAAAATATGCAAAAAAAATGAGAGAGAAATTCTCTAAAATACACGGTGGAAAGAACAATGTAAATGCTACAAGGATAATTTGCATTAATACAGGTGAGGTTTTCGAGACCATGACAGAAGCATCTAAGGAATACGACATCTCAATAAATGATATATGGAAGGTTTGTATAGGGGATCGTATCAGTGCAGGATTTCATAAAAACGGAGTGCCACTTCAATTTTCTTATTATAAGGAAGGTGAAAAATATAGGTTGAAAGAAATTAGAGGCCTTCATGAGATTAGAAAAGTTGTTTTAACAAACACAGGTGAAGTTTTTGAAACTGCCACACAAGGAGCAAAAAAATATAATCTATCACAAGGCGCAGTATCGAGTTGTTGTGGAGGTAAAATTAGATCAGCAGGGAAATTACCTAATGGAGAATATTCTGTTTGGGTTTACGAAGATGAATACGACTCTAATAAAAATTATTATTTTCATAGACATAAAGGTAGTCATAATCCAAGAGCAAAAAAAATTATTTGTTTAACTACTGGTGAAATATTTGAAACGATGACAGAAGCGGCTAAGAAATATAATATTAGCGGCAATGGTTGCAAAATCTCATTAGCATGTACAGGGAAAAGGAAGCATGTCGGTAAACTACCTGATGGCACAAAATTAGCATGGTCCTATTACGAAGAAAGTAAAGCACTCAAATAAAGGGTGCTTTTTATTATGCCGAAAAAAGGGGTGGATTAAAATCGCTGGGCGTATAAAAGGAATTGTTGTGGAAATTGGCGGCGATTCGGTTGGCTTACAAAATGCATTAAAAGATGTAAATAAACGTAGTAATGATTTAACAAAAGAACTGAAAGATGTTGAACGGTTGTTAAAATTTGACCCTGGGAATATTGAGGCACTTTCTCAAAAGCAAAAATTACTTACACAACAAATAGAAAATACAACGCAAAAGCTAGATAAATTGAAAGCAGCGGAACAACAAGTCCAAGCGCAATTTCAAAACGGAAAAATTTCTGAAGAACAATACCGCGCATTCAGGCGTGAAATTGAATTTACAGAAGGATCGCTTAATGGCCTAAAGAATAAGCTTGGGAACATGAAGGCTGAGCAAGATAGCGTAGCAAGTTCAACAAGACAATTAGAAACATTGTTTAGTGCTACTGGGAAAAGCGTTGATGATTTTGCAGGAGCATTAGGAAATCGTCTTGTGAATGCAATTAAAAGTGGTACGGCTACAAGTCGGCAATTGGAACAAGCGATTGGGATTATTGGTAGGGAAGCATTAGGAGCAGAAACAGATATAGAGAAATTGCAACGTGCTCTTCGGTCTGTGGATGCTGGAAACTCAATACAACAAGTGCGAAATGAATTAAGAGATTTACAGCAAGAAGCTGGAAGAACGGAGAAGAAGTTTGAAGGGCTAAAGGTAGGGTTAGAAAACGTCATAGGTGGTATGGCAGCAGGTGGCGGTATTGCTAGTGCGGTTGAAAAAGCAATGGATATGTCAAAGTTGCAAACGAAAATTGATATAACTTTTGATGTTCCAGAATCCTCTAAGCAGTCAGTAGAAGCCGCTGTAAGGGGAGTAACGGCTTATGGTGTGGATGCAGAGGCATCATTAGAAGGTGTACGTAGACAGTGGGCTTTAAATAAGAATGTAAGTGATGAGGCGAATGCAGCTATTGTTAAAGGAGCAGCGGCAATTGCGCAATCCTATGAAGGAATAGATTTTACGGAATTAATTCAAGAAACGAATGAAATTGGAAACGAATTAGGGATTTCGCAAGATGGTGCACTTGGTTTAACAAACGCTTTGTTAAAAATGGGGTTTCCACCTGAACAATTAGACATTATTGCTGAATATGGAGGACAGTTAACAAGAGCTGGATATAGTGCTGAAGAAGTGCAGGCAATTATGGAGGCTGGTGTTGAAACAGGTACTTGGAATATTGATAATCTCCTAGATGGTCTGAAAGAGGGGCGTATTAAAGCAGCCGAATTTGGTCAAGGTGTCGATAAAGCTATGAAAGAAGCTCTTGAAGGCACTAATATTTCAGCGGAACAAGTTCAAAAATGGGGTCAAGCTGTAGCTAATGGTGGTAAAGAAGGTTCAGCAGCAATGACTGAGATTGCACAAGCTCTATCGCAAGTTGATGATGAAACAAAGCGTAATGAATTAGGGGTTAAATTTTTCGGAACAATGTATGAAGATCAAGGACAAAACATTATTAATACTTTGCTGGGTGCGAAAGAAAAAACAGTTGATTTCCAAAAGAATCAAGAACAATTAAATGGTTCCATTAAAAAAATGGATGCAAATCCAGCAGTTAAGTTTCAAAAAGCAATGCAAGATTTACAAATGGCTCTCCAACCGGTACTTGGAGTAATAGCAGATGTTGTTGCTAAGATAGCCGATTGGATTTCTAATAATCCTAAACTAGCAGCCACACTGGCAGCCATTGCAGTAGCGATAGGAGTAATAGCAGGAGCATTTATGGCTTTAGCACCAATAGTTGTCGTCATATCGGGTGTAGGGGCTGCAATGATGGGGTGGGTAGCGTTAATCGCTGTGGTTGTAGCCGCTGTAGTTGCCCTAGGCGTACTAATTTATCAAAATTGGGATTCTATAAAACAATGGACCATTGATGCTTGGAATGCAATTGGAGAATTCTTAGTAGGAATATGGGATGGGATTGTGCAATGGGCAAGTGAAGCGTGGAATAGCATTAGTGAATCTACATCGGCAGTTTGGAACTCAATTAAGGAATTTTTAATAGGTATATGGAATGGCATTGTAGAGTTTGTTGTAACCTGGGGAACAGCTATTCTAGAAACGTACGTTGGTATTTGGACATCCATTTTTAATTTCTGTATGGAAATCTGGAATGGGATAGTTGAATATTTAACTTCAGTTTTGCAAGGGATAGCGACTTTCTTTACAGAAATATGGACTTCCATTTCTACATTTTTTCAAGAGACTTGGAATGGATTAGTCGCTTTTGTAACTCCTGTTCTACAAGGAATTGCTGATTTCTTCTCTATGATTTGGAACGGTATTTCCACAGTGATTCAAACTGTATGGGATTTTATCACTCAATACTTACAAGCAATTTGGACGGCTATTTTATATTTCGCCACTCCAATTTTCGAGTCTATACGAGAGTTTTTAGCTTCGGTATGGGAATCTATTAAAGAAAAAGCTACAGCGGTGTGGGATGCACTTACAAATTTCTTAACGACTAGTTGGAATGGAATAGTTTCAATTGCGACAACTGTATTTGAATGGATTAAAAATACAGTTACAACCGTTTGGGATACGATCAGTTCAGCAACAATGTCTGTATGGAATGCTGTTAAGAATTTCTTACAATCATGCTGGAACGGGCTAGTAGCTTTTGTAACGCCAATATTCACCTCAATAAAAGATTGGATTGTGAATACATGGAATACGATTAGTTCCACAACAAGTGCAGTATGGAATACGATTAAAAGCTATCTATCTAGC